GTGGGGTGTTGCATATTTGCAACAGTCCTTATGATCCTCTTGTAATTGGTATAGCTCACGCACCCATTCATCTTCATTCATATACTCATAATCAGCATTAGGAACGTGCAGACGCTTGATCCTAAAAGCTAGGCTACCCTGACCTACATTCTTGTAGAAAACTAAAAATGCGGGTACTCTAAGGCGGTCTGAGAGGGTCTTTACAAGTGTTGTATTCTTATAGGTTTGTCCTTTGTCATAACAGGTTTCAATTATAGCAAGTGGTTCATAACAACCCTTTACAGGACACACTTCTATAAAATCAACATCAATTCCGGCAAGACCTTCATATTGTCTATGCCAATCGTTATACAATCCATTACTAAAAGCATAAGTCCATCTAGCCATTCTTCTTTTTTAACATCTCAATCTCTAAATCTTTAAGATCAATCTGTCCCTTTAGTGTATCTATTTCTTTGTCTTGTAATCTTATGTAGCTGTTTTTTTCTTTAATAAGTTTCTTTAGTTTTTTAATCTCATCATGTAGTTTTACATCATCAAAGATACCTTCATAAGTCATCACTTAGATACCCCAAAGGTTATTCTCATCATTGCAGTTTTAGGATCGTAAGTCCAATCACCTATTTCTATCTTGCTACAATGGGTAAGCATCACTGCCACAAATATGAAAGTAATTATCCTCATTTTATTACATCGTATTACACTCCACATAAACCCTCACACGAATTATTAAACATATCAACTTCTTTAGATTTATCCTTTTTTTTAAAAATTACTTCATCTAACGGGACACACGATCTATGTAAATATAACTCATCAGTTAGTTTATCATTACCTTTTCTAATAAACTTATCAACTTCAACAGCTTCATTAAATTCTTGAGGATTTTTTTCTTTCATATTAATCCAAAAATTATCACTGTGATAAGGACAGAAAACACAAGCTGATTTTGGTGGCATCAAAACTTTCTTTTCTTTTAACCAATTAATACAATCTTGACGATTTAATTTAGCTTCAATTAATGGATGTCTATTAAGAATATATTTATCTCTCGAAGGTTTCATTCTCATGATTTCATCAGTAGAAATACCTATCCATTGCTCAACATACTGATCCTTTGGAAAATGTTTTTTATATCCAACACCACACAATTGTCTAATTTTTTTTCTTATAGGGACAATTTTATAATCGTTTGTGCATTGTCTACGAAGCATACCCTTTTTACCAGTGTCTGCATTTTTTGTAAAAAAAGGTGCAGTAGGCATCCTTTGATTATGATTTATATAACTTTTTAAATCTAGTTTAATATTACCATTGTTTACAACGTGAACAGGAAAAGGAAGTACATCTTTTAAATAATCTAAATAATTGTAAACAGACTTAGGTTCATAACCTGTGTCTGCAAAGATCGCACAATCAACTTTAGGTAAAGTACCATCTCCCGCCATCAAAGCCATCGTAGAACTTTGAACACCAGCTCCTAAACTAATAACAACTAATTTTCTTTTTCTACCTTCAAATATATTCACTTTATAACCTCAATCTTTTTGACTACTGATCTTGGAAATACATTGACGTTTGATACATCAAGGCTGCCATCCTCAGTTACAGAATAACCTGAGAAAGTCCAAACGTGCTTCTTATCTTTCTTATAAAGATAGCCTTCATCAACACAGACCGATAGCTTAGTCTTAGTTATATTATCTTCGTGCATCCATGTTTCATCACTAGCAGTTATGTCATACCAAGTGATACGAACTCTTTTGTATTTAATTTTTTTTAACGAAGTCATAGAAATCATTGGGTTCAACTTGTTTATTTGTACCAAGATATATTTTTTCCATTTCTTTATAGCGTGGTATTCTTTGACCCTTTGAATACCGCCACATATTTGTCGAGGGATTTATATTGTGTATCTTACATTGACTAGCTGCTTCTGAGTAGCTAAGTTTATTTTTTTTAATGTAATCTTCGAGTTTCATAAGTCCTTTCTGTTGATGAAGTCTATTACCAAAAAAGTTATGAACAGTCAAGGAAAAATAATACTTGACATTGCATTACCAATATGGTATAGTAAGATATTAATAAAAACAACAAAGGAAAAAAAATGAAAACACGTAAGTTCAAAATATCAAGCTGGTTCATAAGGGAAGAACTAATGCACAAAATTGATATAACTTATGACAATGAATCTAAAAGAGCTTATGAACTTTTAGATATAATGGCATCAAAATATTTTAAGATTGATAACAGAAAATCTTTTAATAGAATTGATGTAACAGAGGAAGAATATCAAACTTGGTATATTTACTTCCTTGAATATTATATTGATGAAACTTCAATATATGTTGGTTCAAAAGAAGAAAAAGAATCTAAAAGACTTTTAAAAGCAATGCAAAAGTTTTTTGGAAAACCAAACTTCAACATGGATCATAGAGCTGGTGCAAAAATGAATTTTGTAAGAGCAATGGTAGAAACTATGGGTGGGGATAAAGCTGTTGAAGTTGCTAAAGGTCTTAAAGATCAAAGTATAAATTAAGTTTAAATTAAGGCGGCTCAGGTATGGGTCGCCTTTTTATTTGACAAATAGGTTATTCTAATTTATACAAATCAAAAAACAATGCAGACAGCAGAACAATATCATTTGAAAGAACTCTTTAAGAGTTTAAACAATGGTGAGGGATTTGATCACTGGTCGCCTTCCTCGGGTAATCTTCCATTTGCGAAGTTTATTATTAACTATGGGTATCATAGTGGTAAAGATCGTGATCAATTCCTGATGAACTATAAACCTAGATTTGGAAACCTCGTAAACAATACAGCTCAAAGATTAGAATGTGATACTTTGTTTTACAAAGACAAAACAATAAAGCTAACTAACAGGAACTATGATGAGGTGTTTGGCAAAGAGCTTGACGATATAAATAAGTATGATCCGATTGATGAGAAGGATGCTTACGCAAGAGAGAAGATGATCGAGTATGCACACAAAACAATAAAGCAAACTAGAAAAGCAGTGAAAGATATTTGTGGTAAAAATAAAATTACATCTGAACGATATGTTATGAGCAAACCAAAAAAACTATTATTTGATATGATAGGTCGTATAGACTACGAGACAGATGACACGTTTATAGAATTAAAAACTAAACCACCGAAGATAGCAAAGAAAAAAAATAGAGATGAATATTATTTTAAAAAGAGTGAACCTCTTGGTGATGATAGTATCTTTGATGATTACTGGAGACAAGTAGCTTTCTATTGGAAATGTACAGGTAAAAAACCACACTTAGTTTTAGTTAATGAAAATGAATATTTAATTTACGATGATACTCATGCAGCTTTGTATGATGATCATTTAGAATATCAATATAAAATGTTGATGAATAGAGTTTATAATTGGGAACAAATGATAATCTATTGTAAAGGTGATTTGCAAAAGTTAGCAAACATAACTGAGCCACCTGATCTTAATCATTACTACCATTATAAAAACCTAATAAGTACACAATCAAAAACAATCAAACAACTATGGGGGTTAGAAGCATGAGCAATATATATGCAAAGTTATATCAAGCATCAATGGATGCTGATCCAGTAAAGAAGGGAGATAAGGTAGCAGGTATGCACTTTAATCCTTTACTTCACGATGATGTTCAAGAGGTAGCAATGAAAGCCTTGATGAATAACAAATTATATCCAACGTGTAGTTATAAAACAGAGACGCATGAAGAGTATGTGTTAATCACTTGTTATATGACTATACATGATACAGAAACCAAACAAGAAGTTAAGATTGATGGCTGCTCAGCAATGGGTGGACTCGATAAGTTTGGTACAGGTCAAGCAATGTCTTACTCTAGAAAGTACGCTTTTCTTAATGCTCTTAATTTAAGAACAGGTATTGTAGATGATGATGGCATAAGTGCTAAACCTTTTAAAAAAATTCCACAAAAGACAAGTGGTAAGAAACATGGTAGCCAAGCTACTCATGTAAACAAAGATGTGCAGGATATCAAGTCTGATATTCAAGGATGTAAAAACATCTATGAATATAGAATGGTCAAAAAAAATGTTGATCCATATCTTGAAACTGCACTTAAAAATAAAAGTCCTGTTTTGTACAAGGAGATAAGTGATCTCCTAGAGACAAAAGGGGATGAACTAAATAGGAGAACAAATGCCTAATATTAATATTAAGCTAGTACCAACGCATCCAGTGTTGAAACAAACTATCTTGGATGTTCTGAAGATGAAGAAAGAACAAGGAGATAATACTCCATTGTTTGAAGCACCTAAGAACGAAGAGAGACCTGACAAGAATTGGAAGATCGGAGTCAATATTCCTGAAGGAACAAGTGGCTGGTTCAACCAAGCGGGTTGGAGTTTAGACACAGATGACGGACAACCTACTGGTGGTATTAATGTATCTTTAAAACAAAATGATACACAAGCATCATCAGGTAGTGGGGGTAAGCCACAGCAATTTGGTGGGTATAAAAAACCTTTTCAAAGAACTGGAACTTATGGTAGAAGATAAAA